GAGCTGAGGATATGGACCAAGCAATACAAATGGCTAAATCGGGAAATAGCGCAGGAATTCCTAAAGAAATATTATTAGATGAAGGCGTTGAGCTAGTAAAAGATTTGGGTAACTATTCTTCTTGGTTTGAAATTACAGACCCTGCGTACACTTCTCTAGAAGGGGCTTTAATGAATCATTCGGTATATCAGTATGCAACATATGATCCGCGCTACAATTTGGGTGGACGGGCAGCAATGGAAAGCGGAAAGGCCCGAATATACAGTTTAAGGGACAAAGAAACAGGTCAGCCTAGAGTTACGGTAGAGATAGACAATTCTAACCCAGATAGGCCTTACGTTACGGAACATGTGAAAGGCTTTAAAAACGCTAGAGTTAAAGGAAAAGATCTTGACGCCGTGATTGAGTTATTGGATGAAATCGGAGTACACCCCGATGACATAGAACCCGACGCACCAGAACTAAACGACTTGAGGGACTTTTACCAAATACATAAAAACAAAGAGCCGTATGAAGATACGTATGAAGATACGTATGAAGATACGTTAGAACAGTTACTCCGGAGAGATGCTGCTCTAGAAAGGATGGACAGATTGGAACAGGCAGAAGTAGTTGAACCGCCAATACCTATAGAAGAACAAGTAATTCAACGCCGCATCGAGCGCAATCGACGGATAGCGCAGGTAGCGCAAGAATCTCGGGAAGCGCGGGAAGCGCGGGAAACTCGGGAAGCGCGGGAAACGCGGGAAACGCGGGAAGCGGCAGATCAATTACGCCAACAAAGCATTGCGCTATGGGAGCATTTTATAGGGGGTCGAAATCGTCAAGAGGACGCTTTTTATGATGCGATAAACGAACCTGAGCTGCGTCGTGCCGTAGGTCCAAATGGAGAAACCGGTTATATTAACCCAGTTACTGGTGAATTTGTTCCAGACGTAGTCTAGTGTTCCACGTGGAACCTTTAACAAAATAACCCTAAAAGGTAATTAAGCATGGCACAAGGTGATAGCATAATGCCGATGGTTGAGAGACGCGAAGCTCCTATTGATTTGACTATTGAAGATCAAATGGACATAGCGGTTCCTAATTCGTTCGAAGAGATGCCTAGTGAAGGCATGGACATTGAGATTATTGAAGACGAAGACGGCGGCGTCACTGTTGATTTTGATCCGTCTATGCGGAACATGGAAGATGAGGGCGATTTCAATCGCAATCTAGCGGAAGAACTTGATTCGAGCCTCCTTGGAGTCGTTGCCAACGAGTTGATGGGCGAGTTTGATGCCAACAAGTCTTCTCGCAAGGATTGGGAAGACACCTACCGAGACGGTTTAGACATGCTCGGTTTTACCTACGAAGAGCGTACTTTGCCCTTCAGAGGCTCTACAGGGGTCACTCACCCTTTGTTAGCGGAAGCCGCTACCCAGTTCCAAGCCCAAGCTTTTAACGAGATGCTTCCCCCTGACGGCCCCGTCAGGACCGCGATAGTAGGGGAACCTACCAAAGACAAAGAACAACAAGCTCGCCGCGTTAAAGAGTTTATGAATTACTACATTACTAACGTAATGGAAGAGTACACCCCTGAATTTGATCAAATGTTGTTCTTTCTGCCCTTGGCCGGATCTACTTTCAAAAAGGTGTACTTTGACGAGGGCTTAAACCGCGTCGTAAGTAAGTTTGTACCGGCAGAAAACCTTGTGGTGCCTTACGAGACAAGCAGTCTAGAGACATGCCCTTGTATAACCAACGTAGTTAATATGCCTTTGAATGAGTTGCGTAAACTCCAGATTAGCGGTTTCTACGCCGACGTTCCTGTTTTGCCAGGCGTCGAAACACAAAATCAATTAGAAGAACAAATGGATAAGATTCAAGGCGTCCAGGCTTCTAATATTGATTATGACGTTACTCTTTTGGAATTCCATGTCGAACTAGACCTTTCTGGATTTGAAGATATCGGAGAAGACGGAGAGGAGACAGGGATAAAGCTTCCTTACGTTGTAACTGTGGTTGAAAACAGCGGAAAAGTTATCTCTATCCGCCGTAATTACCTCGAAGACGATGAAGACCGTAAAAAGATACAGTATTTTGTCCACTATAAGTTTCTCCCAGGCTTTGGCTTCTACGGTTTAGGGCTTATCCACACTATTGGCGGACTGTCTAGAACAGCCACAGCGGCCCTACGGCAGCTCATAGACGCGGGTACGTTGTCTAACTTACCTGCGGGTTTTAAAGCGCGAGGCATGCGTATAAGGGACGATTCTACGCCCTTACAGCCCGGTGAGTTTAGAGATGTCGATGCTCCAGGAGGCGCGATACGCGATAGTTTGATCCCGTTACCGTTTAAAGGTCCCGATCGGACGTTATTTGAGCTATTGGGCTTTGTGGTAGAAGCAGGCAAGCGGTTTGCGACTATTACGGATTTGAAGGTAGGGGACGGCAATCAGAATGCCCCGGTAGGCACTACGGTGGCTATGCTTGAGCAAGGTAGCCGGGTAATGAGCGCGGTTCATAAGCGTATGCATTACGCCATGCGTCAAGAATTTAAACTTATGGTCCGTGTAATGCACGAGTCCTTGCCCCAGGAATACCCTTTCTCGGTAGAAGGCGGTGATCAGACCATTATGGCTACGGACTTTGATGGCCGGGTTGACGTTGTACCTATTTCTAATCCCAATGTCTTCTCACAAGCGCAGCGTATTGCTTTGGCTCAAGCTCAATTACAGATGGCTACGCAAGCCCCTGAAATGCACAACATGCACGAAGCCTTTCGCCGTATGTACGACGCTTTGGGCGTTAAAGACGTAGATAGGCTTCTGAACGCTCCTAGTACGGCAGAGGAGGTACCTAAAGATCCTGCGCAAGAGAACATTGACGCTATTGAAAACGTTTCTTTGAAGGCGTTTGATGGGCAGAACCATGATGCGCATATTATGTCGCATTTGTTGTTTAGCGCGTCGCCTTTGGCCGCACAGACACCTTCTATTATTTCCTCGTTGCAAAAGCATGTAACGGAGCACGTAAAGATTAAATCCGAAGAAACGGCTATGATGCAGTTTATGCAACAGAGCCAGGGTCAACCTCCTACTGATGATCAGTTGCTTGAGATTGAGATGATGATAGCTCAGAACATTGCTCAAGAGTTGCAAGCAGTTCGCCAAATGAGCCAGCAGATAGCAGGACAAGGTCAGGAACAGCCGCAAGGTCCTGATCCGTTAATTATGCTAAAAGAGAAGGAAATAGGCATAAAAGAACAGCAAACTATGGCAGATATTGCTAATGACCAAGCTAAGTTGGGATTAGAAGAGCAGAAGATGGTTGAACGCAGTCGTCAATTTGACACTCGGCTAAGAAGCCAAGAAGAAATGGCAGCACAACGATTAGACGCACACGCTCAACGAGAGCTATTACGATTAAGAGCAAACCGAAAAGGATATTGATATGAGAAATGTAAGATTTAACGGAACGCCGGGACCTACTGCGCCTAAGGCAACTAATTATGCGGATATTAAGGACCAGGGACGTATTCCTTACGGTAGTACAACTACTTTGAAAGTTTCAGATCCTTCCAAAGTTAAAATTACCCGAGGCACTAGCCGTGGTATGGGCGCTATGCTACGTGGTGGTAAATTCACTATTTCCTAGGAAACCACCATGGCTGTAACCGTGAAAAGAACGCCTTCTGGGCGACTTACCTACCGAGGTGAGTCGTTCTCTGGTTACAACAAACCAAAAAGGACTTCTGGAGGCAGCAAGAAGTTTGCTGTTTTAGCTAAAAAAGGCGATGACGTAAAATTAGTTAGGTTTGGTGATCCGAATATGACGATCAAAAAAGCCATACCAGCACGCCGCGCCAGCTTTAGAGCGCGACACAAGTGCGACACAGCAAAAGATAAGTTTAGTGCAAGGTACTGGAGCTGCAAAAAATGGTAATTAAAACAGAGTCTTCTGCAACTTCCGTAAAAGAAGGTTCCCATCGTATGCCGGACGGCACAATTATGAAGGATTCGGCTCATTCGACCGATGGAACTGGGCCTTTTAAAGCTATAAAAGTTTTTAGCCCTATTATTCAAAGGCGTCAACGGTTTTTAGGGACGTTATAAAACCGTTTCACTATTGTTCTAATAGTGTACTACCGCCAAGTATACGATATACTCTGATGATATAGGATAATTCTATACGGAGGAGTTATGGATGATTTAGATGTCGTTCAATTCGTTCAAAAGACGATAAAAGAGCGCAAAAGGAATGTTTTAGACATTCTAGAAAATAATGGAATCAGTTCGATGGAGCAATACTCCAACCTTATGGGCGAAATGACTTCATTAACACATGTAGAACAGGAACTCTCGAGCCTACTTGAAAAACAGGAGCGTTACCATGATTGAGGTACCCGGTTATTTAGCCGCAGAAATAGAAGCTGAGAAAAAAATTAAAGCTAAAGCTGTTCCCGCCAAAGACCCAATTCCTAAAAAGGAAGAAGGCGCAGAAGGCGCAGAAAAAATGTACGTAGACCCTATGCAACGGGTTCTAGATCCTACTAAAGCTGATAAAGCTATGATAGATCGAATGCCTCAACCGACCGGTTGGCGCATGCTCATTCTCCCATACCGCGGTAAAAGAATGTCTGATGGCGGAATTTATATCCCCGACAAGACGTTAGATGACGGCCAGGTTCAAACGGTTGTTGGATATGTCTTAAGGCAGGGGCCTCTGGCCTATGCGGATAAAGACAAGTTCCCAGATGGCCCGTGGTGTAAAGAGAAGAGTTGGGTTGTTTTTGCTAGATATGCTGGATCAAGGTTCCGCATAGAAGGCGGCGAAGTTCGCATCCTTAACGATGATGAAGTATTAGCCACAATAGATGATCCCGAAGATATTATTAGTTTTTAAAGGAGCCTGGTATGGAACAGAAAAAAAGAGAAACTAGTGTAGATGATGGCACAGTTGACATTGAATTAGGGGAAGACACGGAATCGCAAACCGTTGAAATAGACGTTAATGAAACCGAGGAAACCGATCAATCCGACGAGCACGAAGAGTATTCGCAAGGGGTTCAAAAGCGCATAGCCAGCCTTACGAAGAAAATGCGTGAAGCGGAAAGACAGCGTGAAGAAGCATTGCTTTACGCTAAAAACGTAAAAACTGAATCTGACCAGGTAAAGGCAAAGCTTAACACTGTTGATCAGGGGTACTTAAATGAGTACGGAGGCCGTATTACGGCTGAATCGACTGCGGCAAAGGAAGCTTTTAAGCGTGCCATTGCTGTAGGTGACCCCGAAGGTACCTTGGCGGCTCAAACAAAGCTTAACGAACTGCATTACGCAGAGACTAAGTTAAATGAAGCCAGAAGGGCCCAAACTCTTAACGTTCAACGACAAGAGCACGAACGGCAGCAATCTGACCAGCAGGTTACTCAGCAAGCCCCTGTTAGACCCGACCCTCGAGCTGAAAGGTGGGCTGGAACTAATGAATGGTTTGGAAACGACAACACAATGACGTTTGCCGCGTATGGGATACACAAACAACTCGTTGACGAAGCATTTGACCCCACGGGCGATGACTACTATGATGAGCTGGATAAAAGAATTCGAGAAGAATTCCCACACAAGTTTTCAGATACCGGGACCAAGCGACGCCACGCCCAAACTGTCGTTGGAGTTTCCCGCAGCAATTCATCAAAAACTGGGCGCAGACAGGTAAAGCTCACACCAAGCCAAGTCGCGATAGCGAAGAAATTAGGTGTGCCACTAGAAGAATACGCGAAATATGTCAAATAGGAGACGACGATGACTACAAAGAAACAAGGTTTTGAAGGAATTGATCGGACTTCTCGCGCTAATGACAGCAGGGAGAAAGAGCACAGGCGTAAGCCTTGGGCTCCCCCATCCATGTTAGATGCACCGCCTGCACCCGAAGGGTACAAACACCGTTGGATACGTACAGAGACTCGCGGCTTTGATGACCGCAAAAATATCTCCGCACGGCTAAGGGAAGGATATGAACTTGTAAGACAAGATGAATATCCCGACTTTGAAGCTCCGGTTGTTGATTCAGGTAAATATGAAGGTGTTTTCGGCGTTGGAGGACTCTTACTCGCACGTATTCCATTAGAAACTTTAGCGGAAAGAACAGCGTATTTTGCTGGGAAGTCCCAAGATCTGTTGGATGCGGTCGATCATGACATGATGCGAGAAAATGCTCACTCAAGTATGGCGATCAATAAACCTGACCGTCAATCTCGTGTAACTTTTGGTGGCCCTCGTAAAACGTAGGCTACCCCCTTTAGGAGAGAAATATCATGGCGAATATAGCAACTGCCTTTGGTCTTCGACCTATCGGATTAGTTGGAAGCGCAGTTAATTCTACCGGTGTAACCGAGTACGAAATTGCTTCTAACAACACTAATGCAATATTTCAGTATGGAATTGTTGTTCCTACTGCTGCGGGCGTCATTGATCACGCGGGCAGTACTGCCGGTGGAACAGTGGCCGCATTAGGTGTTCTGATGGGAATTATGTACCAAGATGCTACACAGAAAAAGCCAGTTTGGCTTAATTACTGGCCCGGTTCAGCAGGCGTTTCAGTGGATACTAATTATCCAGTTAAAGCGTATGTTGCGGACAATCCAAATCAACTTTTCCAAGTTGCTTCGGACGCCTCACTAACAGACCGTGCTACGGCCCTTACCCATGTATTTTCGAATGCATCTTTGGGTACTTCGGCTAGAGTCGGTTCTACGGCTAACGGCAACTCTAATGCTGCCCTGGGCGTATCCACTATCGCGAACACAGCTACGCTTCCTTTGCGTATTGTGGGCATTGTTGATGATGAAGCAAATAGCGACTTTACTGCTGCGGGTATCCCGTATGTTGTACGCTTGAACGCCCATTTCAACTCTAATGCTTCGCGGTTCGATTCACAAACCACTTCATTAACGACTGGTATTTAAGAGGGCTAAATCATGGCTATATCTCGCGCACAACTAGCGAAAGAGCTGGAACCCGGACTAAATGCTTTGTTCGGACTGGAGTACGATCGTTATGATCGTGAACATGCGGAGATCTTTGACGAAGAGTCATCAGATCGCGCATTCGAAGAGGAAGTAATGCTGTCAGGCTTTGGTACTGCCCCGGTTAAAAACGAGGGTAATGCCATTACGTTTGATGACGCGCAGGAGACTTACACTGCTCGGTACACCATGGAAACTATTGCCTTGGCGTTCAGCATCACTGAGGAAGCGATTGAGGACAATCTTTATGATCGTCTTGCAGCTCGCTATACTCGGGCACTTGCTCGTTCAATGTCACAAACCAAGCAGATTAAAGCTGCGGCGGTATTAAACCAGGCGTTTAACACTGCGGTTCCAATAGGCGACGGAGCGGCTCTTTGTTCAGCAGCCCACCCATCGCTTATCGGTAATCAGACAAATCTTTTGGCTGTTCCATCAGACCTAAACGAGACATCTCTTGAGCAAATGCTCATTGACATCTCTAGTTTAACTGATGAGCGCGGTTTAAAGATTGCCATACGTGGAATGAAGATGATTATACCGAAAGAACTGCAATTCATTGCAGAGCGTGTAATTAACTCTAATCTACGTCCTGGTACTGCTGACAACGACGTCAATGCGACCAAGTCTATGGGAATGATCCCTGATGGCGCGGTTGTTAACCACTTTCTGTCTGATCCAGATAACTGGTTCATTAAGACGGATGCTCCTAACGGCTTTAAGATGTTCAACAGAACTCCTCTTAAGACTGCTATGGAAGGTGACTTCGACACAGGTAACATGCGATTCAAGGCCCGTGAGCGTTACAGCTTCGGCGTCTCAGATTGGCGTGCTGTGTACGGTAGTGGCACCTAAGACTTCGGTCTATAAAGTGCAGAAAAGACCCGCTTACGCGGGTTTTTTTTATTGTGCAGAAAAACAATAACTGGTATATACTTTAATTATTCCGGGAATCAACCGGTGCTTCTGACAGTCCCGGCTGACGACATGCAGACAGAGCACCCCAGCACTCGCATGTGAGGTTTCAAAATGTCTACTACTACCTTTTCGGGTCCGGTCGTATCACAAAACGGTTTTATTACTGGTCACCAAGTAACAAGCGCCAACGCAATCAATGCAACCGCTACAGTTACCGCAACACAGGCTGCAACTGGTTACATCACCTCTACTTCAGCAGCCGCCACCACC